TCGGCGCTATAAAAAGAGCACCAGCAGGCTGCACCGTTTGGCCTGCTGGTGCCTGGTCGCTCACTGCCTGATCAGGCCAGTCGCGCGGAGCCAGTTGTTGCGTTGTTTAGGACTGAGCCGCAGGAGTTGCTGCGGTGTCGTACTTGCCCTTGAAGTCGCCGGCCGTGAACTTCTTGGCCACGGTGTCGAACTTGCCCTGGATAGGATCGCCGACAGCGTGCAGCACGCCGGAGACGCTGATCTTCTCGCCGCCGGCGCCGGAGTTGTCGCTGACCTCATTGGCCACGGTGAACAGGCGGGCGGTGTATTCGGCAGCAGCCTCAGAGGGCTCGCCGACAGGGTTGAACAGCTCGACGCGGACGTACTTCAGCTGGGCGTCAGTGCCGGTCGCATGGTCGCGGCCCATCTTCCAGAGCTTGTAGATCGCCTTCTGAGAAGGGATCAGACGGGACTCATAGGAGAACTCCGTCTCGTAGCCGGTGATGTCAGTGGACGCGGTACTCTCGTTGATGTAGGTCTCGCTGTCGGTCTGTGCGTTGGGGCTCTCATCCAGAGTCGTGAAGCCGGTGCCCATGAGCTCGAAGACGCCGTCGATCTCGGCATAGTCCGCGATGGCGTTGCGAAGCAGGGCGGCACGGCTCTCGTCAAAGAGCTGGAGATTGAACTTTTTCATGTGCTTATGCCTCCTTGTGATAGATGAGTTCTAACTGGATCTGGTAGCGTGCGTTCCTCATGGACTCGTCGAACATATAGCCAGACGAGAGCACGCTGAGCTGTTCCGGGTGCATACCTTCCGGCAGCTCCGGGAAATTGCCGGCAGCCTCCTGAGCTTCGACCCAGTTGGCGAAGTCCTCGTAGAAGGTGCTGTTGGCGATGTTCTGGAGCCGGTCCATGCTGTAATACTCCCGGCTGCCGAAGTTGAACTGGTAGCGCCGGTCGGAGCTGCCGTCGATGTACGTCTCGATGATCGGGTTGAAGATCCCGGTCTCGATGGTGTACTCCTGCGGCTCGTCTCCCAGGGCGTCCACGCGGAACACTCCGGCACTGAGGAGAGGGCAGTCCTTGAAGAAGTCAGCGACGCCCTCGATGATTGACTTGACCATTTCGGGCCTCCTTTACTTATTGACCAGCTTCAGGATCTGCGTCCTGTGTGCGGTTTTCATTCGCTCAAACCACATACCGCCACGCCTGGAGTCGTAGCTGCGGGTCTGGCTGGTGTTGTAATACTGCTTGCGGGCGTATGGTGCGATGTACTGCACCTCGCCGGAGCCGATGACGGTGCCCAGCGTGCCGGATCGCTCCAGGGCGCCGGTGCGCTTAGGGACCATCGGAGCGCAGAGCCTGAGCACTTCGCTGTCGATGATCTCCTGCTTCTTGCTGAGCACTTCGTTCATTCTCGGGGCGCAGCCGGCGTTCCAGATCAGCTCGGCCTTGCCGTTCTTTCCCTGGATGATGGCGCCCCTGGGGTTGGTGATGGGCTTAAACGCCATTATTCGCCTCCGATCCGCCAGTGCTTCACGGCGGCCGAGCCTCTGATGGTGTTGTCCGCGTACTCCTTGACGTAGATCAGCTGGCCGAGCGCCTCCATCTGCTTCTGATCGACCGGAGCCGTCAGCTCGGTCGCCATAGGCAGCACATAGTCGCCGGTCTGGAGCGTCCACGCCTTGGCGGCTGCATCCTCGTCCAGCTGGCGGAACTTCTCCGCCGGGACGTAGCTCCGGCCGTCCTGGATCTTCGCTCCCAGCGGGATCCTCAGCTTGTAGGCGAGGCTCTGGGAGTGAGCTCCGTCCGTAGAGTGGCCGGAGCTCTTGTTCTCCAGGAAGGACGCGCTGCGGATGCAGGTCGGGAAGTAGACCTCGCGCCGATCAGCGCCCAGGCGTTTGTTAAAGACTGTTATCGCAGTCTGCACATACATGGCGGCAGCCTCCCTTCAGGGATCGGCTCAGCCATCCGGTCGGCAGCAGGTAGACGCGGATCGCTTCGAGGATCTTCTTGCGGAGCAGCTCCTCAGCGGTCTGGCCATCCTGGCCCTCCGTGATGTAGGTCACGGAGTAGCCGTCGTTGGTCTCGCTTTTCACACCTGCAGCCTGGTTGCCGTTTGCGCTGGCCTGGTTGTTGTGATAATGGACGACCTCCGCCGCAGCGCAGACCGCGAGCTTGACGCGGTTGTCCTCTTTGGCGAAGATGTCCCCGTTGATATAGGTCAGGTAGCCGATGACCGCCTCCGCCTTGGCCTCGACTTTGGAGAAGTCAGCCTCGGGGATCGTGTCCCCGAAGGTCTGCTTGTAAAAATCATAGGAGACGTACATCAGGCTGCACCTCCTTTACTTAGGCGCCAGGAGTCAGAACAGCGAACGGGAAGCGCTTCGCCTTGTCCTTGGCCATGGCGTTGACAGGGTTGGGGATCTCCCAGCCCAGACGCATTACGGCACGGAGAGCGACCATGTCGTTCTGCATCAGGTTGTAGGCGATGGAGCCGTCGGTGTTCTGCACCACGCCCTCGGTGAACAGCTTGAAGGTGATGTCCTGGCGGATGCTGTAAACCAGCTGAGAGAAGTCGCCGGAGATCAGAAGGGCCTGAGCCTTGTCGAAGGAGCCGTTGCGAGGGAAGTTGATGGCAGAGCCGTCCAGGCTGTAGTTGCCAGTGTTCTGCATGGAGCTGAGGAACAGAGGACGCTCGTTGCCGTCCTTCAGGCCGCGCAGCTTCGCACGCATGGAAATGTCAGCGGCGTGGCCGGTGACGAAGTAGCCGGACTCCTCGACCTTGGAGATCACGCCGCCCTCGCCGAGCAGGTCGGTGTAGAGGTCAGCGGTCAGAGCCTTAGTGGCGCCGGCAGCGACAGCGGAAGGCACCAGGCCCTCGCGCCAGGTTGCAGGCTTGTCAGTGCCGAACAGGACAGCGGCGTCGATGACCTGGCCGAAGGCCTCCTGAAGACGAGGACGGACCTCGCCCCAGATGTCATAGTCAGCGTCGTCCAGAACTGCCTCGGGGATGGGAACGATGACCGCGATCTCCTCGGCGTAGATGACCTTCTTGTCCCAGGCCTGCTTGGTGGTCTTCTTCTGACCGGCGTCGCCGTTCACGAAGTAAGCGACAGGCAGAGCGTCCAGAACAGGCAGACGGCTCTGGGCTGCGGTCATGTTAGCCAGACGGCGGCCCATGGACAGGACGGTGGACTGGGCGATGGCGCCCTGGATGATTTCGGCCGCACGGTCGTCGGGGATCAGAGACTCCGCGCCGGAGCGGTCGATGATGTTGACGTCAGTGTCAAACAGCTGAAGATTGAAAAACTTTTTCATGTGGTTGTACCTCCATAATGTTTAGAAAGATTTCCGCGCAGCTCTGCGGATGGCGTCGTTGATGAAGGCGTTGCCCTTATCGCCGGAGCTGCCAGCTCCGGAGCCATCAGTGCCAGTTTTTACGCGGTAGGAACTGTTCCCAGTCTTATACTGCGGGTTGTCCTTCAGGAACTTGGCCGCAGCCTTGTCGAAGTCCAGCTTGCTGTCCTCTTTCATCAGTGCGTCGATCTCAGAGAGAACGAAGCGAGAGAACTCAGGACGGACTCCCAGCTGGGTGAGCTTCTGGCCATTCTTCAGAGCGGCCAGTTCAGCGCGAGCGTCGTCGCGCTCCTTGGTGATGGCGTCCACGTTGGGCCTCTGCGCTGCCTGCTGGGCCTTATAGTCTGCGATTGCCTGGTTGATCTGCTCCTCGCTGAGTCCCTGCTGCTGGAAGTAGGAAGCGAGCGCAGCCCTCTCAGCACGAGAGGCGCGGGCGTTTGCAATTTCTTCGGCCTGCTGGAAGCTGTAGCTGGCGCCGTTGTTGCCGCCATTGTTCCCGGCGTTTCCTGCCTGGCCGCCGTTGCCAGATCCGGCGTTGCCGCCCTGGCCATTGCCAGCGCCGCCCTGGCCGCCGTCGTCCAGGAGCTGAAGGTTGAAAAACTTGTGCATTGTTATTCCTCCGTTTTTGTGATGTGTCGTGAACATTCCCGCCGCATTTAGGGAGCGGCGTCTGCCCATAATAAAAGCGCCTCGCGGCGCTTAAACTATTGTAATATTTCCATAGCTGCCCTGGATCCCGTAGATCCCCAGCAGCCAGGTGTCGATCAGGGCCTTGCCGATGTCGTTCATCCTGGACCAGCTGATCCGGACGTCGCCGGGCTCGGTGGTGGCCTCGATCTGGAGGCCGGCGATCTGCCGCAGCCCCTCGATCAGTGTCAGCGTGACCGAAGACACGGCCGCGCAGATGATGTTATTGCCGGGAGGCACGCCAGCAGGCCGCTCAGCGTGCCCTGTGACGGTTATGCTGTTCTCATCGACGTGGATGTTGATCATGTGCTTGCTCCCTTCTGAGCGGCGTCCTGGGCCGCTCTGCGCTGCTTCTCGGCGCGTTCCTTCGCACGGTTGGCCGCTTTGGCTGCCTGCTCGGCTTGCCACTGCGCGTAGACCTGCGGGCTCGGTGAGATCCTGCCCGGAGTGCGTCCCGTGTAGATGCGCTCCGTCTGCTCCTCCAGGCCCATCGCCTTCGAGAAGCTGCGATACTGCTCCAGCTGGGCCTGGTACTTGCACTGGGCGATGGTGATGTCTTCCTTGTCAGCCCCTCCGGCACGAAGGAGCTGCACCTGCTCACGCCGGGCCCTCATGGCCGTCTCCATCTGCCTCTGCTTCTGGGTGGCCTCGTAGGTGGTGTACTCCTTGCCACGGAAGCGGCGCGGAGTGTTCTCCCTGGCGTTCTGCTCCTCCAGCCATTCGTCGGTGTAGAGCCGCTCGCTCACTCCGGGGATGAAGGGGTAGTAGGTGTGGCGGCAGTTCCAGCCCAGCAGGCCCGGACCGGTGCCCAGGCCGCACTTGGTCGTCAGCTGCTCCTTGGTGTAGACCTTGCCCTGCCATGCAGCGTGATCCGGACGAGCTCCGGCGTGCCATGTGACCTCGAAGTAGTCGGTCCCCAGCCGCTGGGCGTTCAGATCCGTGACGTGACCGGTGAGCTGGCCGAAGCCAGTGAGCAGAGCACGACGGGCGGCCACGTCCACGCGATTGTGCCAGCCGCTGGCGTAGTCCACGCCGTAGTCGCTGCCGCCATCGCTGAAGGCGTGGTCGGTCCGGAGCCCGGAGGCTGTCATCTGGCTGACCATACGGCGGACCAGCGTGTTGTAGTCGTAGGCGCCGTTGGCCATGCCGGTGATGGCGTCGTCCAGGTAGCCGTTGTAGACATCGGCCAGGGGCGTGAAAACTTTCCCGCCGTGGCCGTTGTCCAGCATGAAGCCGGTGCTCTTGGTGATGTTGTAGAGCTCCTCGCTGGACTGCTGCACCAGGGCGTCCGTGATCTGCTGGAGCTCGGGGTTTAACTCGTAGGGGATGAACTCCTTGCCGATCTGCTCGTAGAGGCTGCGGTCGCGGGTATATTCCCGCTCGATGACCTCAGCGTAGAGCCGGCGGACTTCCTCCTCGTTTCCGTCCACGGCCTTCCGGATCAGGTCCTCGATGTCCTGGGTGCTGTTGCCCAGGATGATGAGGCGCTGGATCTGCCAGTCGGCCGAGTCGGTGATTGTGCCGGCCTTCCGGATCCGGCGGATGATGTCGTCCATGATCGCCATCTCCAGCGCTCTGTATTTCGCCTCGACTCCGGCGGTGAGAGTACGGTGAAATACCGCACTCCCTGTCGGCTTAATTTCACTCATTGCCGCCTCCGTCCAGCAGCGCCTGGCTGATACGGCCGGCCAGCTCCGTATTTATGGACGGCGCCTGCCCGCTGCTTGTGCCGGTACGGATCCGGCCAGTGCTGCCCCGGCTCTGATCGCCCATATCACCGGAGACGTTATTGGCTGCGGCCGCCTTTCGGATCTGGGAGTTGAGGCTCTCAGGAGCGAGAGCTCCGGAGCCTCGGCCGCTCTTTCTCCGGATCTGTGCGTTTATGCCGTCGTTATTTTCTCCGGGTCTCCGCAAACTGCAGGACGCCTTGACAGAAGTCCGGCCTGCCTCGTCTGCGAGCTGTCTAATAAAATCAGCCATTATTTACCCTCCGTTCTCCGGATCGCCTCGGCTGCATAAGAGGCCGCACGGTGCACAGCTTCGTTGTGATCGGGGTTGTCGATGGCGTCCAGAATCTTCTTGTTAAAGATCTTGCCGCTCTCTACGAGATAAGTCCAGTTCGCCTGCTTGTTTTCAGAAATGCGAGTGTAGCCCTCGTCC